ATGGATTTAAAAAAAGATATATTTTTTATATCCATTACCAAAGTAAATATATCACCTCTTATAATTTTACCGTCTGATTTAAATATTCTAACTGATAATGTTTCTTTTTTTATAGCTATGTTATTAGTAGAACTATGACCAGGTAATCCACATCTATATTCTTTTCTATATTCTTTTAAGTGATGACAATTTAAATTATTTATTATATATTCTATTTTATTATTATTTATTATATATTCTTTAAGTTCTATAGCATTCACAGTACTTTTATCACCACCATTCTTGAACCTCTTCACCTCACGCTACGCTTAGAAATGGAAGTATTCTTGACTATTAGGATAAAAAATATATAAAACTACATTTAAAAATCTACAGGAACATTACAAATACCAACTTCTTTTAATAAATTTCTTGATAAATCATGCTCTAATACAACTTGATAAAAATTAGCACTCCCTTCTCTATTTTTTACAATAAACGCTATTTGGTAGGTTTTATCTTTACTAATTTTAACAGGAATTTTAGAACAACCATTTTTTCCTTCTAGCCTATAAACTTTCAGTTCGTTTTTCCCTCCTGGGTATTCATCTTCAAAGAAATTTCTTATCATTATACAAGTAGATGCAGGGTCGATAATATTTTTTGCTAAACCAATATTATCTTGTGTATAAAATCTTTGTCTTGCACCTCTTCCTTTTTCTAATTGAAAAGTACATGTAAGATGAACATTTTTTCCAGCAGGTTTAATAACATCATATAAATCTACCATACGTTGCATCATAAGCAACCATGAATTATCTGAAACATTTCCAGCATCATTTTTAAAAGTATCTATTAAAAAATCTCCAACACCTAAAGCAGAATATTTTTTTATTATTTTTATTGCTTTTTTTGCCGACCACTTATCAAAAGGTATAATAGTTATAGATTTTTTTTCTTTTTGTTTTAACATCCAATCTCCACATTTATGCAAAAGTTCTTTTACATCAGGAGAATATTTTCCATCTCTAACAACATACTTTTGTAAGTCTGCTTTAAAAATATTATTAGCTACATATACTAAATATTCTCTTTGCCATTTTTTTAAACCGTCTTCATTTAACATTATTACTATTTTTTCATTATTCTGTAGTATGCTTGGTAATATACTGTTTCTAGTGAAAGTAGTTTTACCTACATTACTTAATCCACCTATTAAAGTTATATTTCCAGCTAACATTCCACCGGTTTCTTTTGTGATTAAAGGCAAGTTACAATAAGGCAAACCTACTGCAAATCCTTTATCTAATTCATCAATCAATTCGTGTATTCCGTCTGCTATGTTATAACTTTTTGTATCTCCTTCAATATTCACAAAAATATGATTCAATTTAGATTCATAATAAGCATAAATTTCTTCTGCGTTCATATCAGTAAATTCACTAAGTTTATCATAAACAGGAAATTTCATTTTTAATAATTGCAATACAACATTCCATTTATGTAATTCATCTATATATCCATTTATATTTTCTTCTTTTACATACTCTTTAGCTTTTTCAATGGTGTCATAACCACCATACTCTTCATATTTCTTTTTTAATTTATCATGTTTTTCAAGATATAATCCTACTGTAATTTCATCTAGAGATTGTTTTTTTTCTTTAATAATAATATCATATGCTATTGCATAATATACTCTCCATATATTATTTGTAAAATCTTCTAATTTTAAATTATCATATACATATAATAAATCAGGATTTTTATAAAATATACTACAAATATTTGCTTCTGCTGGCAATTTAAATTCTTTAACTTTTTGTACAGCATTATATAATTCTTTTTCAAAAGGAGTCAATTCTCTTTGATTATTCTTTTTTTTTGCAACTGCCATTTACCATAACTCCTCCAATTCTTTTTTTATTTTTTTACTTCTAGGAATATATTCAGCCTGTTCATGAATTTGATTATCTAAATTTATATTTTTAATTTTTTCTTTTGATTTTTTTGCATTTTTACATTTTAAAACGACATTATTTATTTCTCTATCAATAATACACATAATAGCATTGAATTTATGCTTCTCATCTTTATATGTAGTTTTATTTTTTTCTAACATATTTAATATTTCAGGTCTACATATTTTAAATGTAGTAAGTATGATTTTAAAATCATACTTTGCTAATTTTTGATGTTTTTTATTTGCTATATACTGACCATTACTTAAACCTTTTAGTCTAAGTATAAAATACTTAGGTAATTTCATATTTTCATCATATCCCATAATTTTATATTTAACATATTCATAAAGTTCAACCCAATCTTTATCTTGTGGCATTAATATCACACTCCAGTTTATGTAGAATAAGGGGTTATTTTTACAACCGTTACTGAAAACTTATAAAAAGTTATAAAAACTCTTATGTTTCATTCCTTTTTCATCGTGTCTGATTTCACTAGAATAAATTCTACCTACTCACATTTGATATAACACTCCAAAGGCGTAAATTCCCGTTTAACGCACGGTACATATTAGCATTAACATTTAAGTCTTAGATTGCTAATTGTAAAACATTTTTTCAATAGTTATAAAAGTCAACATATATTTATAGCTCTTTGTAAGTTATTTTTAACAATCAGATTCCTCCTTTTTAGGAGAGAGAGAGGAAATTAATCCTCTCATTTTATAATTATTTTTCTTCGGTAAGTAGTTTTGCGAAGTCTAATATTTCTTGAAGAAGGTCTGTTTCATTATTAACCAAATCTTTCAGATTAACATTTTTATCTTTCATAAATTTACCTATTTTCTTTTGATTTGTTTCTGAAATAGATTTTAATATAGTTTTTATTTCAGAAACAATATCTTCTGCATTATTATTTTCTATTTCCATTTTTAATTTATCTTTTTCTAATCCTTGTGATAACTTTAATGCAGATTTTACACCATATTTTTTAGTACTTTCCCATTTTTCTCTCCATATTTCAAAAGAAGGATTTTCAAGAATTTGACCTTTTTTTGTAACTTGTGTTCTATCTTTTATAACTTTTGCATAAAATTTTACTCCTTCTTTATCTTCCTTTACAAATGTTTGTAAAACAATATCAAAATCATGTTCAGATTTTTTTGCTAAGTCAGGGGCTTCACCAATTTTGACCCTATCTGTACCTTTTTTCGTTTCATCAAACACATCTTTTTCATGTGCAACTTCTACCACCCATTTGCCTATTGATGAAAATGATATATAAGTTGCTCTTAATCTTTGATTCCATCTTTTTATATGACCCCAGTCTCTTTGAGTTAAATTTAAATCATCTATATCTACAGATTTGCCTTTAGCTATTTGTTTTTTTGCACGACTTTCAGCTATTTCATATGCTGCTGCTTGCATATTTTCATATAATTTAGTACCGCTATCTATTCCTAAAGTATCGAATTCATTTAATGACTCTTCATCCTCTAATGCATCTAACGTATCTTGAATCTCTGATACAGAAAGAGTGCGTAAAACATTTTTTATATTAGGATTATCTTTTAAATAAAAAGTATTACCGTCTTCACTATCTACTAAATTTATGTTTGGAAATGTTCCTAAAATAGTAGACTTTCCTGTTGTTGGTTTACCATAAATAAGTACTTTTCCACCTGTGTGTGCAATAATTTCTTCTTTTGGTCTAAAGCCCATATATAATATATCCTCCTTGTTATTTTTAATATTATATTTTAATTATTATACCTGTAAAAATTTTACAGGTATAATAATTTTAAATTAATCTTCCTCGTCAAGCAATTTCATAAAATCTATTTCATCATCTTCATTATTATCATTTTCTGAATCTTCAGTATCAAATGGAACGTCATCATCTTCATTTTCGTCAATTAATTGACCTAAAAATACTAAATCACTTTCTTTATATTTGTTATAATCTCTTGATATTGTAGGTTTTCTATCTTCATCTTCTCCTATGTAAATAATAGCAGGTTTTTTAATAATCATTCTTTTTTCTCTGTTCCCACCTACTGCACATCTAGCTACTGCTTCTTCTTCTGTAAGTATATTTAATTCAATTAACTCTTTTATATCTTCTGGTATATCATCCAAGGTTACATTTACAAGACTTGCACCTTCTATAATTTCACCTTCTACTGTAATTTCAACTAGTTCTCCCTTTTTCTTAGGAGTAAGCATTTTTTTAATAAATTTCTTAGTATTATCAGGATTCTGTTTATCTATCTCTAACTCAAATGTTTTCATAAAAGCAACATTTTTTTTAATTTCTTGACCATCGTATTTTCCAACATAATCTATTACATATGCTGATATAGGGAATACTGCTTTTTCTTTATCAGGTTTACCTATTGCATTACCATCAATTAATAAAGTTTGTGTAAAAACAGCTTTATAATCTTCTTGTTTTGCTTTTGATAAGAAGATTGAATTTATTTCTTTTCTTATTGAAATATTATCATTATAAAGTTGATATTTTAAATTCCCTTTTACATTTAATACCATTTCATTTTCAATGTGTTGTTGTATGTATTCAATAGCATCATATGCAGATAAGAATTTTTTAATAAAATATTTATCTTGAGTATCTTTTTCAATTCCTACTTTTATAAAACAAGAATCACCAACAGTTTCTAACACATCCTCGTCAAATCTATCTTCCCATGCAATTTCAAACCTATTATCCCAATCATCTATTGTTTTTCCATTATCATTTTCTTTAACTCCATGTACATAAATTACATTATCTCTTTCTGCGCCATAACCACCCATCATATCAGCATAAACAACATTTCCATTCCCACAATCTATACCAAGATTCATAGTATTATAAATCCAATCTGATTTATCAGATTCTTTATTAATTGCAAAAGTATATTCACTTAATTTTGCCTCTCCAATAAGCATAAATTGAGCCTTACCTTTTTTTAAAGGTGTTTTTACATCTTTTTTTGCCATAAATATTATCTCCTTTATATTTTAATTTTTATTATGTTGTAAAATTAATTTACAATAAATTACACATTTTACACACTTTTTCACTTCAT